TCAGGATGCATCTTTCCGGGCTGGTTCGTCTGCTTTCTTGAACAACATGATGTCCGTGTAGGACGAATTGTAATTTATGTGCGCATTAAATTCAACCTTTTCACTGCCAGCAAACGGGTTGCCGATGGTGTTGTTTTTGTCTATCCAGGCACATAATTCAATGATGGACGATTTGTTTGATGTGAAGTAGATGTAGTTCGTACTTACGAGTGTTTGCAACACGTCCAGGTAATCGGATAGTCCCCAGGTCATCGTGTATGTACCGACTTCAGTGGATAGATACGGAGGATCTATCAGGAACACCACGTTCGGGATATCCTTGTATTTGTCGAATAGTTCCTTGTAGTCGCATGAGATGACCTTCAGGCCGTCCAGATAGTCGAGGCATGGGCTGTAATCACATTTGCGCACGGTGTTGTAAAACGTTTCCTTCCGCAGTCCTGTCAAATCGGTAGCATACTTCATGGAAAAGAGCAAAGAAGATGAGAGTGTAATGTAGTCCACATACCCACAGTCCTGCTCTTCTTGTTCGATCAGGCGAAGGATCGCTTCTTTTGCCTCTTTAGGCAGGGCTTTGTGCCGAGGTGTCGATGCGGCCAATGGACGTATTTTCGCAAGCAGCGCATTGGTACGCGGAATATTCTCCAGCCTGCGCCGATAATCGTCGTAGTCGTTATAAATGACGGTGGCTTCCGGCTTTTGACATTTTGTTATATGCGACAATAGACCAGAACCACCGAACAGGTCCACGAACACGGCGTTGTCCGGATAATGCTTTAACACCTTAATAAATTCTTTTGCGAACATGCGCTTTTGCCCCATAAACGGAAGTGGGGCGGATAAATACTTTTTTCTCATTTGCTTTCAGTTTTAAAGGGATTACAAAAGTCTCTCTTTTCTCCCTGTCGGCTAAAGAAAACGACCAAACGACACTGTACGAGACTTGCAGCGATTCGCACACATTTAACGCTCACTCAAACGGCTTGCAATTTTGGGATAGCCGCTTGAGCAAGGTATATACTTTGCGCTCGCTTATCCGGTATTTTTCGGCCAAACTAGCCACGATGTAGGTCTTTTTGCAACCTTCTTTCTTCATCCGGGTATATTCTTTATACAGACCTACATAAGGCACGTCTTCCATGCGGATGCCGGAGTTCAACATCCATTCAAAGGGTGTTTGATATAAATTTAAGACATCAAAGACTGTCATAATTTCCAATTTTGAGATATATTTGTATTGCCAATCACATAAAACGAAAACGACGCATCGCGACCAGAAGGCATATAGCCCCCGGTTGCGCGGTGCGTCGCTTTGTTTGTTAGTATGTGATTGGCGTCTTTACTAACGAGCCGGGGGCTTTCTTTTCTTTCCCCGGTAGGTATATAATTTACGGGTTGTTCAGGTTCCCGAATTCAGAATCGCTATAGGGGGCGTCCTGGATTTTCGTGTATGTGGACATGGTGAACTCTGAAAACATGCCGTTGCGATCTATGAAGTCAACACGTTGTTTGAGGTATTGAAGTTCTTCGTCAGTCAAAGCTATATCTGTTGTTTCCGTTATGGCCGCTGCATCGGTAAATCCGATATTGATTTGACCACTCCCCATATCCTTGATAACGATACGCTTCTGATCAACCTCCGAGATCGCTATCTTACTGTCTATCGATACTTTCAGTTCCATGTTTTTTCTCGTGTCAAACTGTGGTAACACGGTGTTGAGTATTAATACTCGATCTTTTAATGTTAGTTCCATATTGTATGTTTTTATGATTGTTTGCATTGTAATTAATAATGTCTATTGAATAGATACCATCCCTGGTTAAAATAAGCGAACGTTGCACAGTCACCCTTATTCATGTCAAGTGTCATGCTGTTGCCGTTATTGTCCAACAATGGTGTATCAGAGTTTTCTGGTTCTATTCTGATACCTTCGGAAGAGAACTTCGCCACGATCACATGCACAAAAATCACGGAATTGAAACCGACTTCGCTCCACGAATCTCCGTATTCCGGGTGGACTTCTCCCATTTTCTTTGTGATCGTCGACCGGGAAGGGAGATAGACGCTAAGATACGTACTGGTACTGAAGACGAACGTGTCCCGATAACCGATGTTCAGGACGATTGTATCACTCTTGTCCGACGAGGGTGCATAACGGGCAGTCGAGATCGATCCGTTGACCTTTAAACCTCCAATGCAGTATAACGCATAGTTGCGCCGTCCACCATGAACATCTATCACAGCCCCATAATTTATATCGTTGTGATTAGTTGTATACTCAAGGCGCATCAAAGCACTTGTTCCCCCAAGCGTAGACGGCAAGGTATTTAGACCAAGGCCGGCCCATTTACCGGAAGATGAAAATCCCAAAAACGCATTACTTCCTGATGAATAAAGGAAAAATTTAGAAGACGATTCACCGGAATAGCGGTTATCCGAGAATAGTCCTCCAGACTCCATCCTGAGTCCTCCGATGTAGGCATCCCCATTTTGATAAACTTTAAACGGGGCATTTGCAGGTGTTGCATTTCCAGCCCAGATTCGAACAGAGTTTCCGGCTGTTCCACCTCCGGAGAGTCCGGCAAGTTTTTCTCCATTTGAATTTGCAATATAGATACTTCCTCTACTTTCCACATTTCCGTTGCTTTCTACCCGGAATGTCGGATCAGTGGGTGGTTGTCCTTTCGCCCCGGCTGTTCCTCCCGACCAAATACGGATGGAACCGGAAGCAGCCATTCCACCTGTGCTTCCGAAAGCGATCGCACCGGTAGTTATGAGTCCGCCGTTGATCTCCGTTATCGTATTGTCATACTTTGAGGCAAGCACCCATTTAGAACCGCTATATCTATAGATATTCTCCCCATCCACCCATAAGTCATTTGTCCGCATACCCGATGTTGGAGCCGTCGTTTGATAAAATACCCTTGCCTTGTTATTTGCAGTCAATTGGGCGTTGTTAGCTGCATTTGACGCATTCTCTGCATCCGTCAGGGCATCATTTATCCCATCATACAACGGTTGAAGGTTAGGACGGTCGGAAATGTTATTATAACCGGATGTTCCGGATTTGAATACCATCTTCCCGCCAAACTCTCCGATCCCCAGGTTGAAATAGCACTTTCCATCTGTCGATACTATGCGATCCACCGTGATTCGGCCGGGCAATATCTCCGTGAAGCCGTAGCAGGTCACAAACGACCGTACACCGTCGGCTTGACTACCTAATAAACCGACCAGAAAGTAATAATCGCTGCCTTCGTCCATGTCGTGCGGTTCTTCGGACAAGATAAACTCGCCGGCCTCAGAAGACTTGCCACATTTGGCGTACAAGTAGAGCTTCCCGAAGTCGCCCAGCGGCGGACTGGTGTAGGCAGGTAGATCCCAGAACTTATATTCAGAAGCGGCATGGCTGCCTTTTATTTCCGAGATGCCGATCGTCATGTGCTGAAGGATCGCTTTCGGGGCGGTGAACAGTTCGGTCGCATCGTCATAGACAAAGTCCGGATCGACTTTCCGGGGATTGGTCTTGCTGTCCACGAAGCGGAATTGCAGGTTTTCATGTCCGACCAAAAGGGACATGGTGCGCACCCAGACAGGATCGATCCCCTTGGTGTAATCTTTAAACGCCTTTTCCAACATCTCCTGTGCTTCAATCGCATCACGTAAACGACGCTTGGTGTAGTGCATCGCATCGCTGTGGCGGTCGTTATTGATCACCTCGTTGCTTTCGATCTTCGACAGATCCGAGGAGACAAAGCCACCGACCGGCACATTGCTTAGTTCCAGTCCGGGGCTGTAGGGCCTATTTATATAGTCCTTTACAGCCGTGATGCGGATACGGACCCCTTCTGGTTGGAACTGCGGGTCATCAAAGAGGATGTAACCACCCGGAACCAATCGGCCACCGATCTCTAACCATTGCGATTTTGCCCAAATACCATCCAGCTCACCGGTAAAGGCAAAAGATTCCTCTTCCTTGTTGTACAGACTTCGGGCAGCTTCACGGAACATATCCCATGACGCACCTGTCTGTGTGGCATCGTTGCAGACGTATGCCTGCGGCAGCGAGATGTTGAAGACCGCGTATGTATCACCCACGGCCGGACAGCGGTTCGGGTTCGGTATCGTGCCTCCCTCTTTCTCGACAGGCACCAACTTAAACCGTCGGGCTGCATGGTCGTAACCGGTCAAAGCGTCAGATGTCTGCTCGAGGTCAAATTCTTCTCCAGTCATCACACCCGACTGGAAGATAATCGTTGCAGTTTCGCCCGGTATTCGGCATTTGGAATAGTCTAAATCTTCCGGAATCGTGTTATCGATGATATCATAGAGATGCTTTTCGGCATCCACCACAACCACCTCGGACACCGTGCCCACCCGTGAGGGGTAGATGTGCGAACAGTCCAAGCTGTCCTCATTGTTATTGGCCAAAGCCCGGTCGGCTCGTGTAATGAACATGCCATCCTTGTCGGTTTTATAGCGTCTGCCTTCGTATTCCAATTCCTGGGATTTTGGCAGCAGCAGACAGGAAGCTCCATAGGCGGTGCGGTCGATGTTGCGCTCGCCACCCTGCACATAGAGGATGGAGGTGGGTGGTTTTTCGCCCTGCAGCTTACGGCCGACACCGGTTTTGAAGCCATTCCCACGGCCGTAGGAAAGAGGCAGAGGATCGTCCTTGAACTTCTCTACCTTGCCGAAATTGATAGTCTTGCTGACGATTTCGAATTCTGTTCCCCACTCATCCGCAAAGCGGTTAAGCGCATCCAAACAAAACTCATGGCTAAAGGCCAAGGTCTTTTCCGGTGCATCGATACAGGTCCCAATAGACCATCCTCCAACTCCCGATTGGTTCATATTATCAATCAAAAGCTCCAGAAAGAAGCGGGGTTTTCCGGTAAGTTGGAATTTCAGCTTTCGGGGGATGGCTGACAGGTGCTTGTATTTGATGGTATCCAACAGTTCCCAATAGCCGCCAAAGGTGGCACTGTATTCGAGATTGCGAGTGCCATGCTTTGTCAGATCCTCCGGTCTCCAGAGCGTATATCGCTGACCTTGATAGTCAACATAGCTGTAGACAGGTATTTCTACATGTTCTGTCAACGAGAACACAAGATTGACCTTGTCGCCCTGCCGGATGGCCCGATAGCGATAACTGGCATCATCGACTGGTATATCGAGAAGTATTTTCCCTGTCTTTTCAAAAATGATCATAGCTCATTTAATTAATTGCTTAACTTTGTTTCCGGAGACCGTCGGTCCCCTAATTTTCTTTTTTTTACAGCCTCCAATCTGTGATAGCCTGGAGGCTGTTTTATTATTCTTTCGCCACCGAACATTTTATATCTCCATTTGTTTTAAAAGAAAATACCCAACCTGGGGTTGGCGATTATCAATAATTTTTTCTGAATATACATTTGCTGTCTTTCTGCTGTGACAGCCCAAAGACAGTGTCACTAATTTATTAATACGGCCTTGCAGGCGGAGTGAAGTTTGATGTCCAACGGGCAATATTACTGATGCGAAACTCGTCAATCATACCGTTCAGATACAATCCATAATCCCGATATTTTCCGATCATTAAAGAACTATAGTACCCTGAAACCATCGTTGATGTGAAACCAGACGCATACACTCCATTTACATACACTTTCCAATATCGAGATTGTGACCTGACGATCGCAAGATGAACCCACTGATCCCGTGGCATCGTAAAATAGCATATTGCATCCCCTCGGGTTCCACCATACTGCAATCCAAAGAAAATGCGTCCGTCCGATTCCTCCATTATATCAAAGCTGTAACTTCCATAAGCAACGCCTTTTGACATTATACCGTTTTTCACACCACTTTTCAGTTTAATCCAAAAATCGACGGTATAGTTTGGATATAGGGACTCGTTTATGGCATTCGTTCCACTTACCTTTACATACCCGTTTCCTGAAAACGAAACGCAATTCTTGAATTTTCCCACTACATAGGACATATTACTACCAACATAAGGCTTGCCTGAGACTTCATCTTTCAATGATCCATCAAAATGTAGCAACAGCAAAGTATTCTTGTCTACTTTCTTCCGTCCCATCATCGATCTTATCATACCAACCTCCTTTCCTCCGAAAGTCGGTCAGATACTTTAGTTAAGAGGTGTTTACCCCCCCCATTAACATTTGTAAACAATTATTTCTCATGACTTTATCTCCTATTTTTTAGTCGTTAATATCCTGTTTCATCTTTTTCAACGGCAGATCATTCTTCGTAAGCCCAATAGCGGATCAGGACAGTGCCATCACCGCCGTTACCGTAAGTACCACAACCGCCACCACCGTAACCGCCACTTTTTCTATTGCCATTTCCAGTTCCGCATCCTTTGTCGTAATCGGATTCTCCACCCATGCCCCCATTTATATTTCTGTCTGAACCACCACCTCCGGCATTTCGTTTCCCAGTAGGTTCGCCAAAATCGCGGGTTGTATGCCTTTGACCCTTTCCTCCGCCATATAGGGAACCAGATGGATAGAGAGAGCCATTTTCATTGCGGCTGCCGATTCCGTTAGATCCATCAGAACCCGCTTTAGCCGTATCTGAATCATCTCCTGCTCCGCCACTTCCGCCGTTGCCACCAGTATATGCTCCGGCATTACTTCCGCCTGGATAACCATTACCCGCACCATTTCCGCCATTAGCTCTATAACTTGAATTTAAGAATTGAGAGTATCCACCGTTGGGGGCAACTTCAGAATACCCTCCAATTCCTCCTTTCCCAACTGTTATCGGAATTGACTGACCCGGTGCAACAGAGATAGCATCACCGTCTCTCCATCCGGATGTATCTTTTTTGAAGGTTTTAGTATAGCCGCCACCTCCACCGCTTCCATTATGTCCTGCACCCCCTCCTCCGACAAGAAACACATCAACCTCCCTACATCCTTTAGGTACGATCCAGGTATAATTCCCAGCAGGATAGAACCTCTTGGTGAACAACTGCAACTTCTTCCGTCCCATCATCGACCGTCTCATCTACGCCCTCCTTTCTTACGATAAGAGGTCGTAACTTCTTTATTTAGAGAGCATTTTACCCCCCCCCGTTTAACTTTTAATAACATAACCTGTTTCATTGCTTTACCTCCTGTACAATTGTGGGCAAGTCTTTCAAGTCGTTCGGATAACCTGTAACGGTTGTCAGAATGCAGAGATAGATCACACCGTATTGTTCATAATATTTGTCTTTCTCGAATGCCATACCCTGCACGTATGGAATAGGATCATCAAGCGTGCCTGCGTGCTCAGCTTCAACGATCTTATACAGTGAAGCAGTTTCTATGCCCGGTTTCCAGTCGGCTTGCAGCTTGTGCTTTTGTATCACTTCAAACAAAGTGTCGCTTTCTCCTTCCACTACTCGAAGCCGGAAGCCTATTTCAACTTCCTTGCCAAACTCCGCATCTTTCTCACCCCAAATGGGGAATAAGACCTGCATCTCCAACGCTTGGCTGGCTGTGAGAGACACGCTGTTCATCATCGCACGGGCAAAGGTCACTGCCTGCGCTTCCGGGGATTTAGCGATTGCCTTATCTGCTTTAGTTTGCAAGGCTGCCGTTGTTGTATGGATCATTTCAGGATAGCCTTTTACCACGATAGCTTCGACCTCCTCGGCTGTTTGGGCGGCATCGATACGGGATAGCAAGCCGTCTGTCACCTTGCCGCATTGCTCCGAATAGTCCGCTATTTCGTCAAGAGCAACCGTTAAGATATTCGAGGTGTAAAGATGACCGCCTACTTCGACTTCTTCCTGCCGGCCACACTTATCCTTCACTTGCAGAGTGTTCGAAACGTATGCGTCCTGTTTATCAATATAATAATGATGGATGTCTTTGTCGTAGATTTCCTGCCGTTTGGCATCACGGGCACGCCAGAGCAGTTCTTCCGGTGTCGGCTGTGGTTCCGGTGTCAGTGCCATATACCAACATTCCAACGGGGAAGCATCCGGATAATCGTTATGATACTGTTCCTGCTCTTCGTTGAGCAGGAGGTAAGCACCCTCTTCAAACTCTTCGGGAGTGGTGCCTGTCTTGTAGGATACCGGAAGAATGTCTTCGGTATTCCAGAATTTGATGTCTTTTTGGATGTATAGCATATTATTACTCATTAATAATCAATAAGCAGACGGTTATTTATATCATAATAAAACTCATTATTGATTGCTTCATAAAGGCAGATTTTTCCTTCAAAATCTTTTGCAGGATAAAAGTCTCGTATTAAAATGTCTTTATCCCAAATTTTACAGCCATAAAACTCAATATAACAAGCAGTGGAATATTGGGGAAAATCAGTTAGACTACCTCCTGTGCTATAAACAGATCTTCCAAAAATCAGAATTGGATAACTTCTATAATTGCCAAAAGATCCTAATGAGGCTATTTTATTTCCATTGATATAGAACCCCTTACTCTTATTATATAATATTGTTTGCCGGGAAGTAAAAGATGCAGGCATTGAAACGGAAAGTTCATTATATCCCCCATATCCGTAATACCATCTATTATTCATAAACACTACCCCGTAAATATTTCCATCATATTGCCAAGAACCAAAAATCGCCTGTTCATTCGTACTATCATAACCCCTAAAATCGATCTGAAACGCAATGTTATCACCGACACTAACACCAGTATCAATGCCACTTTTATTTGACTTTACATAGGGCAGTATAGTAACTCTGCGATTCCCCGTCATCACCCGTCTCTTCATCTTTCACCTCCTTTCCTTTTTACACCCTTACAACCATAATCCCGTGTTCTTTCTTAATCGAAACGCCAGCTGTCTTGCCGGCTTCAATCTCAATGCTTGCCTCGTCCGACTGCCAGCCTGAACCGTTCGGGATGGGCTGGGTAATGGTAGAGCCTGTGTTGTTCTTAATCGACAAATAGAACTCCTGCATCTCCGGGACACTGTTTATGTCGGCAAAGTTGATGGCTGCCGGGTTGTTTGCTGCGTAGGCAAATCGTAAGTTATACGGCGAAGAGGGAAGCTGCCCGATGTTGGATACGTCGATGTATTCCTTCAGGCGGAGTGAATCGGTTACCTTCTGCTTCTCCTCGTTGCTGTAATTATTATCCGTATGGACATACGCGGCATCCTTGACCGTGTGGTCGTCATTCTGAAGCTGGGAGAGCTTGGTCGGGATGCTGTTCTGAACATTCGCGATGCTCTGATTCAGCCCGGCGATAATCCCTTGCAACGTCTGTGTGTCCTCCACGCTGGCAAGGAAGGCAATGATCTCGTTGAACGATTCGATGGCACTCGATGCGTCACCCGAAACGAGCGTGTTGACTTGCTGCTGCAAGGCTGTCAGCGCGTTCCTGATTTCCGTATCGTCGTAGCTTTCCCCGTCCTGTCCTTCGGCTACCACACCCGTATCCTCTTCGCCTATTTTCCAATGCTTGGTTTCCGGATCGATCGAAGGAACCGGGGCATCGTTTCCCCGAAGGTTCGGGGTGTCGAACTTACCTTCAGCCGTCGTGATCGTCAGGATATAGGTCGTGGCATCATTCGTTTTAACTGTGACCTTCACCTCCTGCATGACGGCCGGCAACTGGGCAAACGTATGAACGCCATCAGCCAGCTTCATGTTGAATTTACCGTTTTCCAAACGTTCAAATAACCAGACTGATGCAGGGTAGACGGTTGCGTTATCGGCCCATTCAGCCGTCGTCAGTTCGATCTGTTGATAAATAAATGCACCTTTCTTACTCATTGCTTAAATATCCTTGTTTTATCGTTCGTACTGATTCATTGTAATAATTGGCTCCTGTCAGATAAACATTACCGGGCAAGGCTGTACCGCTGCCGGATTCTTTCCACGAAGCTTTTCCCCCGGCAAGATCATAAAGCCGGTAGAACACATATTCGCCATCTTCCGCTACACGTACTTCATCGCCGATACGAAAATTGATGGTTGTACCGTCGGTATTGACATAGCTCAATGTATTTTCGTCCGGGATAGCCTCCAACGTCGGGATCTCCGGTTTGTTCTTGATGTAGTTCTTATTGACAGGATCGGTAACGTTCCAGTCGGGTTGTAGTCCACTGATGACTCCTTCGGCGGCTTCGGCTGCACGATTGGCGCGGTCGGCGGCTGTGTTGGCCTCGCCGGTTGCCTGTTCAGCATCAAGGATAACCTGGGCTGTCATCTGTTCCCGTTGTTCTTCCTGTGCCTGACGGGTTGTTTCGTTTGCCTGGCGGGTTGATTCCGATGTTTCCCGAAGTTGTTCTTCGATGATACGGGCTTTTTCTTTTTCGGCACGGATTGTTTCGGCTGAAATCCGTTCCTGTTCCGTTTGGACTCGTTCCTTTTCCTTGGAAATGCGCTCCTGTTCAGCTGTATCGCGGTCGGTCTCTTGGGCAATACGTCCCTGTTCAGCCTGGTCGCGGAGAGTTTCCGCTTCCTGGCGTTTCGTTTCGGACTGGTTACGCAAGGTTTCGGAGGCGACGCGTTTGGCTTCGTTGTCGGCTCGCTTCGTCTCTTCGGTGAATCGTGCCTGTTCGGCTTCGGATCGGGCGGCCTCGGCGGTGGATCGTTTCGATTCTTCTTCTATCCGGAGAGATTCGGCTGCGTGCCGTTCGTTTTCTTTGGAGATTCGGGTGTTTTCGTCGGCGATTCGTTGAATCTCATTCGCTTCACGAAGTTTTTCCGTTTCCTGGCGTAAATTCTCTATCCGGGCACGTTCAGCTTCGGCCTCTTTCCTGGCGGTCTCAGCTTCTATGCGCTTGCTTTCGGCTTCGGAAATAGCGACGTTTATCCCTTCAGCTTTACCGGCTGCCGAGTCAGCACGGGCGGCAGCAGAAAGGGCATTGGTGGCGGCTTTTCCTGCAGCCGAAACTGCCGCGACTGCATCCTCATACGCCTTCTCGATCTCATCCAATGAAACTTTTACGCTCGTTTTCTTACCGTCAACGATCTGGTAACCCAACGTCCACAGCCCTGAGAAACTGACCGAGGTGGGCAGCTCGCTGATTTTTATTCTTTGTTCCTGTCCTGTCATTGCCTATTTCATATCTATAAAGTTCAGGCCGTCTTCCGTGACAATAAACATGTCATCTTCCGTGGCCAAGAAATAATCGGTTTCAAAGAGTCTGAACGAGGTGAATACCAAGGTCAGATCAAACTGCATCACCATCGGTTCGCCCAGCGTAAGCAGTTTGCAATTGCTCATCTTCTTGTAGTAGCAGGGATAGGACTTGCCAATCTCTTCTACAAAGAGCCTCCGTTCGCCCGGAGCGATCAGGTCGGCAAAAAAACTATCCCAGCACTGCCAAAAGGCATCTTTTCGAATAGCTTTTAAAAAGCATTTAAAAGTGACCTCTTTCGGCTGGAAGACCAAGTGTTCTGCATCGTAGATTTGCCCGTCAATGGAGGCAATCTTGCGCTGCAGGTTCACCTTTGCCGCCGGATTTCGCAGCAGGGCGTTCCGGCTCTCATAGACATACACGCCGTATCTGCCTATCGGTTTACCATCCAGTTTGTAGCGGCTTTCGGGTAACCATACGCCCGGATCACACACACCGGCTGTCGGTCTCACCGGAAGATCCTCGACAAACTTCAAGGTAAAAGAGGTCGCCGATGGATAAACCCGATTGCCGGGATGATCGGCGAGGCGCAGCTGCCATTCCCGTCCTAAAGCAGGCACCCGAAAGGTGTGCAGCCCTTTGTCTGAGAGGTAGGCAATCAGGTCGGAAGCCTGTGTGTTGCTATCCGAAAGGAAAGAGATGGCAATCTCCCGCGGCTGCAACTTCGGGTCGCTCAGATCCACCTCGATGCCATCCTCTTCAGGCCAATCGTTTTTTTCCGGCTCTTTCATTGCCGGGAAGGCGAGAAGGTCGTTATATCCTCCCCGCGTCACCCGGCAGCCGAAACGGCCAAGCACATTCAGATCATCTATGTATAGGTTGTTGTTCATTTCTCAGTATTAACCCACGGTTTTCGATATTCTGCAGCGAGCTGCGCGTCTGCCGGATATCCTTCTCGATGGCTTCGAGACGGTCGGTATTGCTTGCTATGCGTTGCAGTAGGGACAATCCCTCTACCAACTGCCCTTGGATGTTCGTCACCCCCTGATTAGTGCGGTCGGCATAGATCAGGAGGGCATAGAAATTGCCGTTCAGTTCGTCGGCACTGTCCTGACTCATCGAGGCTATGCCTTTGGCCGTAGAAGTGCGGTCGATCACGTCGCCGATGGTCGTGCCGGTCACCTGTTCCATCTGCTCCAGCTGCTTGGCTGCATCCTCGATAATCTTGTCATACTGTGCCTTCAGGCTGGCGATGCTTTCAGCGGTCAGCCCGTTTTGCGAGGCGGCGGCAAAGGATTCATACCATTTGCGGAGCGGTTCTTCCAGTGCCTTCATCTTCACCCCCTGCAGCACTGCATCGTTCAGCATCTTTTGGAAGTCGTCGGCGAAGTCCTTGGCAGAGCGTTTGCCCTCGGCAAAGCCCTGCAGGATGGTGTCGGCGATGGCGTTCGTATTCGTTCCGGTGAAAGCCTCCTTCATCTCTTCGTTCAGGTCGTCGATCATTCCGGCGACATCTTCTCCTTCGTCCTTCAGTTTCTGTAGTTGTTCGAAAAGCACTTTTGCTGATTCGGTCAGTTTGTCCTGCGTATAGAGCGATTCCATCTCTTCGTAGGTCTTGCCGGCGAGCGAGTCGTAATCGTTCCAGGTCTTCGCCTTGCGGAACCAAGTGCCATGCTTGTAGTGCGTAGCTGTGATATACTGCTCCTGCTGCAATTTCTCCCACACCTGTTTGTACTCTTTCTCTATCTGACCGGCTTGGTTCTTCAGTTCGAGAGACTGACGGTTGAAGTATTCGAGTGAGGTTTCGCCAATCTGCTGCTGGATGCGTAGCCGTTCGCGTAGGATGGCGTTATACTCCAACTCCTTCATGGCTGTTTCGACCAGATTCAGTTGGTATTCCGCCAATATCTTTTTGTTTTCTTCGACCCTTTTCTTAAAGCTGCCCACGATGCCGGTGATGCCTCCGATGATGCCCGAAGCCCCTCCGATAAGGTCACCGCTCATGATGCGGCCGATCCCGCCTGCCATATCGCCGACGCTGCCCACCAGCTGGGCGACAGTGGCAAGGGAGCTTCCCAACGCTTCGTTGAAGAGCTCGGCAGTTTCAGCAGCCATCGAGATGCCGTCAGCCACTTTATAGCACTCCTCGGCCAAGAGGCTTACCTGGTCGGCATCCGAAAGTCTGTCCCACTGGTCGATCAGAAGGACTATCCCCTCGCGAGCCTCCTTGATCGGTCGGTTAAGCTCCTTGTCGATCTTCTCCTGCATTTGGTCAAGGTCGCTTGTGTCGAACTTGCCGAACGCCTTTTCCAACACGTTACGGTTGTCAAACTTTACATCGACTTTGATTCCTTCGAGTGAGGATTGCAGGGTCTCCATGGCGATCTTTTTCCCGGAAATGATGATCCGGTTCTCCATATCCGCGACCTTCTCTTCGTATTCCTTGATCTGCTCGGCAAAGGCGGAACGGTCTTTGTTCGTTGTGGCAAGATCGCGCAGCTTCTTCATCTTTGCGATCAATTCGTTATAATAGGCAATCGATCCAAGCGGGGCCGGTTCTTTGCCCACTTTGCCTCCTGTGGAGCCAATGATTGCTTCCAATTTCTTCTTTTCCGCCTCTATTTCCTTGAGGGCCGCTTCATAGTCCTGTTTGTTGGTCAGTTTGTCCAAGGCAGCTTCTTTTGCCGCGATGGATGCTTTGATCGCTTCCACGCTTCCCTGCTCAAGGGTATGGATAGTCTTCAGATTGGCAGTTTCCAAGGATTTGCGCTCCTCTTCGCTGTATTCCAGCCCTCTTTCCAATACTTTGCGGGCTTCGTCGAAGAGGCTGTCTGCTTCTGCCTGAGCCTTCTTTTTCGAAAGGTTCTCACCCGACACATAGGTGGTCTGCCCGAACTGGCCACCCTGTATGGCATAGCTCTGCGTATCAGCCATCCGGTCCACCTCCAGCTGCTTGCGGATCGCTTCGTTGTATTTCTCGGTGGCGAGCGTCATCGCGGCGGAGGCACGGGCACGCGCCATCACCGAGGCGACAAACGCCTCCTTGCCTTGGTTGAACAGGTTCTCGGCATCCGTCACCTTGCCGATCGAGACACCTAAGTGCTCGAAGGCAGTGCGGTTCTTTAGGAGGTATTGTTCTTTCGCCTGGATGTTGTCGCCCAGTTTCTCCCATTCGGCAGACATTCTCTGCAGTTGTGTGAGCGTTGTGGAGGATGTTTTGGCGACCGACTCCTGAAACTCCTCGAGCGTTTCCAAGGCATCGGCAAGCGACTGACGGGCGCCGAACAGACTTTTGGTCCAGGCAGTAATCTCTTTGCCATAAACGGTCAGCAATGTGATACCGACGACGAGGGCCGTCTGCCAGCTGACGATCCCGCCGAGCAGCTGTTTCCAGACCGGCGTGGCCTGCTGTCCGGCCTTGATGGCTGCCTGATACTCCCGGCGAGCCATGTTGATGTTATCGACCAAGATAGGTAAGTTGTTCGAGATGGCGAGAAAGAACATGTTCGCCCCCATGGTGAGCGAGGGCAGCTCACGTGCCACCTGCTGGATCGACATCTGCAGGCTGTTGAAACCGGTTCCGGCCGTACGGCTGTACGCAGACAGACGGGTCTGCGCGGTCTGCAGTTCATTATCCACGCTTTGGATCTGTTCCAAAATTTCCTTTCCGGCCGAACCTTCACGGTCCATTTTGGAAAGCCGGGAATAGGCCTCGGTCAGTTGCTGCAACTTGCGTGTCAGGGCGACCACGCTGTCTGACGCCTCCTGTTCGGTGGCCATCTGCTGTTGCAGCTGCTGCATCCCCTGACTAATCACCACTCTTAGGTTGCTCTCCTGCAGCGCCAAGGCTGCTTTTGCCTGCGTATACCCCGAAAGGCTTATGGTCCCGGCCTCAAGCTCCCGGTCCAGCTGTTCCTGCATCGCGGAAAGCGAACGCAGACTGCTGATATTCTCCTGCATCGTCGTGGCGAGCTTGCGGCTCTCGGCGCTCATGGCGTTGTAGGCGGCCGAACTGTCGGCAATCAACTTTTTATAGGTCGTTGCCGCTTCGTCGCGCAGCCCCTTGATGCCGAGCGTCACTTTATTGACCTCTTTATCGATGTCGCCACGAAATTCAAAGGTGATATATACGGGATCTGTCTGTGCCATTTGTCTCTTTTACTACTTTAATCCGAAAAATTCAAGCTCCTCCTCTTCGCTCTGGAGGGTCTCTTCCTTTTCTTTTTTCTTCCGCATCCGTCCCTGGTCGCTGATCATGGTCAAAACGACGCACCACGGGATACGGTTCATGATTTCATCATACGTGAATGCCCCCTGCTGCACGAGGGTGTAGATCTGTCCGAACGGGCTATGGGGAGGATCATACTCCTCCTTTAACTCCCGGTCTCTGTCGGCTGGCTCGCCTCCGTCGGCTTCATCAGGTTCAGCGAAGCGACCGATGCGATAATGCTCACAAAAGCCTCGCTCGTGCTCATCAGCACGATGATCTTGGCCAGTTCCGCCAATCCCTGCATCGGCATGTGTTGCCGGATATACCAGGCGAGCGGACGGTTCAGCAATCGTGCCGACCATGTGCCACGCAGCAGACCATAGGCGATGATCCGTGAGGTGGTGACGCCGTGCTTGGCGATCTGTTCCAAGACGCTGCCGAAGTTGCCGTCATGCAGGTGCTGCAGGTCGATCTCCATCCGCGTGAAGAGCGATGACATCTGGATAAGGCTGCCCGCCGTGGGCAGCTTCACCCGGATGGGTACCGTCTTGCGCCCGAAGATCCGGAGCAGCCACGGGGCAGGAAGGTTTATTTTGAGCCGCCGGTCCAACAGGGCGTCGGCGGCCATGGCTTCTACCGGGGTCATGCCGTGGGTTCTCCTAATTTGTAGATCTCATAGGCCCCGTCTTCTTCGCTTGCCGAACTCATGGCGGTAGCGGTAATTTCGATCTGGGCGATCTGGTCGGCTGCCAAATTCCAGATAAACCGAGCGAGGATCTTCGCACGGGGGATGTCGATCACCACGTTATATCTGGTAAGGACACGTAGTGCCTTTTCGATCTGCACTACATCGCGTGGCGCTTTAAACTTGTCGACAGTGTATTTCTTGCCTTCGATGGTCACCTCCTGTGCCTTGGCGATGGAGCCACCGAAAACCTCTACCAATACATCGTTATCCCATTCTATGAAGTTGAGTTTGACCTGTTTCAAACCGGTTTCCGAACTCACTGTTTCCACGGGTACTGTCGGCTCTTCTTCCGAGTAAAAGTTGGTTACGGTGTCGGCTTCAGTTGTGAAACTGGCCGTTCCCTTAAAGGTACGTGCCAACTGTTTCATCTCGGTCGGCATGCCGCCTTCAGGGTTCACCTCCCCGAAGAGCGCTTTCTTCAAACCTACCGATGTTGTTTTCTTTTCTGCCATATCTTTCGAATAAATTGGATGATTACCATTAAAATGATTCCTGTTAAAATGCCGCCCGAATACCATTTGAATTTCGTCCAAAACGGTACGAGGGGCGGTTCCTTTGTCTTCTCCGTTTCCGCCAGCCGGTTCTGTGCCCGGCTTAGCTGCTCTTCGAGGGAGAACATCAGTGCCTCCAGGCTGTCGCAACGGGCAGAAGAGATGATGTGCCCGTCCCGGTAAGAGAGGCTGACCGTCGCCCGGCCGTTTTTCTTTGTATATCCGGCTCCGGTGGGGAGCTTACGGAGGCTGTCCGTCGGGACCCGGAGTGTCGCCAGGCTTGGTGGGATTATCACGGGGGTAACGCTGACCCTTCTGTCCCATGCGAGGCTGTCCCGTGCGTGCATAGTAGAATTGTGCTTTGTAGTCTTGCACGAGGCGGCGAGCAGGGCAACGATGGTAAGTAGGACAGCCTTCAATAAGTAACACAACCCTTTCAAGGGCCGACACTCTGTTTTGGATCTGGATGTTTTCATCTTGCAGCGTTTTATAGAGTTCCATCAATTCGTTCATCTGCTCCATGTCATCATCCAGGAGCTCGCGGAACGTCTTTTCACGATCCCTTTTCAGCTCCAGCCTCCGCCGGGGGATGCCGGAAAGCCACTGAAGCAGGATAAGCAATCCACCTCCTGCACCGAGGAAGTCGAAAAGCGCGTCCCATCCCATGGCCTACGCCCCTTTCTTTTTCTTGCGGGTGAAGAGCGAGATCAGCCATTGTATCAGGCCGGTTTCGGCAAACCCGCTTGCCGCGATACCGGCACCGATGCCATACATCAGGGCAATCTGCCAGTCGAGGTCGGCAAGGAAGCCCAAGTCCTGCCACCAGCCGAACATGCAAATCCCGACGCCCAATACCCAGTTGAGCGCCATAGACACCCATCCCGGCATCGACTTCCAGAAGCCGCGGATCGCTTCGACGATCACCGGTACTCCGGCAACGATAGCCGCCAGCGAGGCGAAAAGGTCCTCGTAGTTTGTTTCCGGCACCCCGTCCGTCACTGTCGCGACGTCTTGTGCCATGAGCGACATCGACAGTGCGAGCATGCCGATGAGCGAAATGAATATCCCGTTGATTCTTTTCATACGTTTACATTTGAATTATTGTTGATACCTATTTTAAAAAGCCATTCTTGTACATCAAAGCTGGGACAGGCTTTTGCCGCCAGCTCGTTGTGCCCAACGATTCGCACGTGGGGAAAACGGCGGTGGAAATCCTTCACGTAAGCCTCCAGAGCTCCCCTTTGTTCAGATGTCCGGGTGTCCCGGGGAGTTTTCCCGTCACGCTCTACACCGCCGACGTACACAATGTGCCGGGCTGTCCGGTTATACCCTTTTGCCCCATTGGTAATCTCCCACGGATCGACCACGTCATCCTCGTTGTTTGCCACCAGCCGTTCCACCGTCCCGTCCAGATGGACCATGTCGGTATAACCGACCTGCTTCCAGCCGCGGCCTCCTTCATTTGGAGGGGCTGTGTGCCAACGGCGGATCTCTTCCACCGATACTTCACGGCCTGCAGGGGTGGCGGTGCAGTGGATAACCAAGAGTTTCAAGGTGTAAGGCATGGGATCAGGATTTAAACCATTTCTTACCACCATAGCCCAAAGAGGCAGTTTCGCCACCTTTCACATCAATGCCGTCGATGGTCGCTTTCTTGTCAGCAGACTTGTTGGCCAGTGTCAACGAAGCCCCGATGATTACCCCGTCACCGGTTACGGAATAGGTGGAATTCTCACTCGGCGTCACTTCTACCGTTTCTACGGGAGTCTTCATCGTAATGGTTGTCCCGGATACAGATGCTTTTGCGGCAACACGGCCATCCAACAGGATGACATCTTCACCCCAAGCAATATTGGTATCAGCTTTCATCAACATCTTGAAGAAATACTTTTCACCGGCGTTCGTCAGTTTGTCGATCTGGATCACATCCATGTCGTCCACCAGGTTGACACCCGCCCACAGGTTGGTGTCGTAATCCATACCGCAAACCGTAGCCACGATCAAACCGTCGGGCCAGTTGGCCAGCGGAATGATGCGGATCCCCTTATAACGCTCCACATTCATATCTGTGTAGTTCGCCCCCTTGTTCGGCTGCTGTGTCAACTCTTCGTCGTAAGCATCGAAGTCTGCGATGCTCATCAGGATACGCAAACCCGGATTGCTTCTCAGTGTAACAGGGATAGCATCCTTGACCGCTTTCAGCTTCTTGATCATTGTTGTCTCTTTCGAGGAAACTCTTACCACATCACGGTCGGCCAACATACGGGTTACAATACCGTTGAACAGATGGTCGTCATCTTCACCATACACGCCGTTTACGAAATGGAAGCCCAACTCAAACTTCACCGACTTGGCCAACTCGCGGAGCAGGGCGTTTTGACCTTCCGCCGGAAGTTCGGCAAATACCAAGTTACCTTTCGGCTGCCAGGGACGCCAGATCTGTTCGAAGGTGCGCGGGTTGAAGGTCGTAAAGGCCATGAAATCTACCGGCACCAGTTCACGTTCGTCATAATCGAAGTTGCCCTTGCTGTCCGAATCGGTTGGCATCTCCTTGCGTTTCTGCAGCATCTTACCGGTACGCAGGCGGGGAATTGAAAACTTCTTGGCCACCTCCGGTACAACGTGGATCAGTCCTTTTTCTACCAGTTCGTTTCCGGTGGCGGCACGGGTAAGCAGCATCTCTAATACCTCACCCGAATAGTTTGTTCCATTAATCTGAATCATATTCTGCAATTATTTTAAATTATCCTGAATTTCTTTCATTCGTTTTTTCCAAGGGCTCTCTTCTTTACCGCCTTTATCCACGATGTCGTCCATCACGCGGCGCACCGGCTTTAGCGATTTCAACGCAACTTCTCCATTGACAGGATCAGCCTTCAACAGATTCAGGTAGACCTCCCGTTGCACTTCTTTGATACGTCCGTCTTTCACGGCAGCATCCACCATCGCATTACGGGCAGCCTCGGCCGCATCCGCTTCTTTTTTCTCGAAATCAGCGATACGGGCTTTCAACTCAGTGTTCTCTGTTTCCAGTCCGGAGACTCTGCCCGCTTCGCTTACCAGATGGTCAACATGGGCGACCACCTCTTCATCGTTTGTCTTTGCGGCAAACGACGGTCTTTTTCTTAATTCATCTATCAACATATTATTTGGAGTTAGTCGGTTCTGCAAGATGTCATAAACCTGGCGCGGCGTACTGTCAAGCGGTATCGGATCGGCATCATAAATGCCATCGATCAACCCTTCCGCCAATGCTTCATCTGCCGTAAGCCAATGGTCGTGCCCATCGAAAAACCGTTGTTTGATTTCCTCTTCAGTCTTGTTGGTTCGCTTGGCGTATATATGAGTAAGTGTTTTTTCCAGCGACTCCATTTCTTCGATGTACCGGCGGATATCCTCTTTGCTGCCGTAGCAACCACCCGATACGCCATGGATCATCAGTCGCGCATACCGGCTCATATAAACAGGTTTGCCACAGGAGGCAATCGCACTCGCCATACTTGCCGCTATACCATCCACATAAATTGTAATGTCGGCTGCGGTGTTACGGATCGCATTGAAGATCGCAATACCTGCATATACTTCACCACCCATGCTGTTAATACGAACGTCTATCTTGTTGTAGGAACCCTCGATTTCCATCAACTCGCGCACGATGTCACCGCTACGCACATCCGCATCGTCCCAACTGCCGATAGCGCCATATAGAAGAATACAGGCTGTGCCGTCTTTCGATGCGATCATATTGAAAAACTGTTTTGTCATTTCGCACTTGTTTTGACACAAAATTGAAAGATAAAACAAAGCCTTGCAAATCGTATTTTTATGATAAAACTTTATAAATCAACTATATTAAAATAAAACATCAGCATAAAAAAAGGATTTGCGAACAAGCTGTTTTAGGGGCAATTTTGCTTAAAAAAGAATGTTATGGCAGAACTAACCAATTCACAAAAGAAAGAATATGCCGGGGTGCTCTA